ACTCCCCCCATGCCCAACGGTGTACGCTCTGACGCGTATATATGACAATACAATAACCCCCTACCCATCAATAAGATAAGCCCCCAGTAATATGTCTACTCAAGAGATTGATTTGTTGTATGTGCCTCGTGATCAGTTTGTTCCGTTACATGAGACGGAGAAGAGATGGAAGGTGGTAGTGGCCCATAGGCGTAGTGGTAAGACAGTGAGTTCGTTGAATGAGCTTATAAGGGGAGCTTTGTTATGTCCTAAGACAAGCCCGCGGTTTGCTTACATATCCCCCTATCGCACGCAAAGTAAGGCTATAGCATGGACCTACCTCAAAGACTTTACAGCCAACCTGCCAAATAGACGTGTTAGCGAGTCTGAGTTATATGTGGAGTTACCTAGGGGGGCTAGGGTGACGTTATATGGTGCGGACAACTCTGAGAGTTTGCGTGGTATCTATTTGGATGGGTGTGTGATAGATGAGCCGGCGGATATGGATCCCAACTTCTTTAGGGACGTTATAAGACCAGCTTTGTCTGATCGTTTGGGTTGGTGCCTGTGGATAGGTACGCCTAAGGGTCGTAATTCGTTCTTTAGCTTATATGACAATGCGTGTAGTGATAGTGAGTACTTTACCATGTTTTTGCCTGCGTCCGTGTCTGGGCTTCTGCCTGTAGCTGAATTGGAGTCGGCGTTAAGGAGTATGGGTAAGGAGTCTTATGAGCGTGAGTATGAGTGTTCCTTTGCGGCAGCCATACCGGGAGCCATTTATGGCGACGAGATAGCTAAGCTTAGGTCTAACAATCAAATACAGGACTTTGCGCCGGCGGCCAACCTACCTATGGATACCTTTTGGGATGTGGGTGACTCGGACTATACGTGTATATGGCTAGTGCAGATGGAGGGTAGGCATATTAACTTAGTGGACTATTATTCAGCCAATGGCCAAACTGTTGGACATTATGCCAACCAAATCAAGAAATGGGGTGAGACGTATCAAACCTCTATCCGCACAAACTTTCTCCCGCACGATGCAGATCATGTACGAAGGGGTGGTAGTTGGAAGACTGACCTTACTGAAGCTGGACTCAACCGCATCACAATTGTTCCTAGAACACCTGACATCTGGCTTGGTATTAATGAACTCAGATCCATCCTTCCAAGATGCTACATACACAAAACCAACTGTTCACGCCGTTTCGGTGATAAGGAATCCTCAGCACCTTCAGGACTTGATTGCTTGGAATACTACCATAAGCGGGAAGAAACAGACCAGAATGTCATATATGAGAAACCTGTGCACGACGAGTTTAGTCATGGTGCGGATGCTCTTCGCACGATGTCTGAAGCGCATAGGCTGGGTATGTTAGAAGGTAGTAGTTACGTAGCGCGTAATAGTAGGCATACACCAATTAGAGTGTTGCGTGGTCCGTCTTCTAATAGCTACAAGAGGAAGAACAAAGTTAAATCTATACGCTAATGGCCATCACAACTAATACAGCTAACACCACTGTTACAGACAGGACGGCTAGCGGCAACCAACCTGACAACACACCAGCTACGGGTACAACCACTGGCGGTAGTGGAGGGTCTGGCGTATCCAGCGTTAGTAGTGGTAGTAGTAACGTCACAGTAACTTCCTCTGGTGGCGGGGGAACGGGAGCTGTTACGATAAGTGTATCTGGAGGTAGTGGCACGGGTAACGTAACGGGTTCTGGTACAACTACTGTTGGGCACGTAGCAGTATTTAATAATACATCAGCTACAGGTATTCAAGATGGTGGACCTGCAAGTCTTACTATTGCCGGCAATTCTGTTTCATTAGGCGGATCTGTTAGCCAAGATAGTATTACAGGATTAGCAGCAACAACGGCAGGTATAGTTAAACATACAGCAACAGCTAACACTTTAGGTATAGCAGTGGCCGCAGACTTTCCCACTCTTAATCAAAATACTACTGGTAACGCTGCAACGGTTACAGGTTTGTCTGTAGCATCCGGTAAAACTTTAACTGCTAATAATACATTAACTTTATCTGGTACAGATGGCAGCACACTTGCAATAGGTGGTGGTGGCACGTTAGGTAGTGCAGCATACACAGCAAGCACTGCTTACGTAGCAGCATCCAGTGGTACAGCAACCAATCTTACATTAGCCGGTACATTAAAAGATTCTAATTCAAGCAGCGCAGGAAGTAGTGGGCAGGTTCTTTCATCTTTAGGAACTGGTACTAAATGGATAACCCCATCAAGCGGTGGTAATGTTACAGGAACATCTCCAACCGTATCAGGCAACGTAGCGGTGTTTAACAATATAACAGGTACAGGAATACAAGACGGCGGTACGTTAGGCACAGCAGCGTTTACAGCCAGCACTGCGTATGTATCTGCGACAACTACACAAACAGCACATAAGTTTCTAGCAGGTCCTACAACAGGTACTGCTGCTCCTACATTTAGAGTTATAGATCCAACAGACGTTCCTACACTCAATCAAAGCACCACAGGTAATGCAGCAACAGCAACAACTGCTACAACTGCAACTACTGCTGGTAATGTAACTGGTATAGTTGCCGTAGCTAATGGCGGTACTGGAACATCAGGACCATCTTTGATTAACGGAACAGGTATAAGCGTAACAGGATCTTGGCCTAACCAGACAATTACGAATACAACGTCTGGTTTGCCATCAGGAGCCGCTCAGGGACAAGTGTTGTTAGAAGGTGCATCAACGGCAGGATGGTACAATCAGTCTTATAACGTAACAGCATTTGCTAGTTTGTCTGCGGCAATAACAGCAGCAGGAAGTACGGGCGTATTATACTTCCCAACGGCGTATACAATTCCTAGTGGAATAACGATCAGCCTTCCTATTATAGTTGAAGGACTTCTTACATGTTCTGGTACAGCTACATTTAATGGCACAATACAGGCACCCTTAAGACAAATCTTTAGTGGTGGTACAGTAAGCATAGGACCCAATACTCCTTACATTTATCCAGAATGGTTTGGTGCAGCTAAGACGGGTTCATCAGATGATCAACCAGCAATATCAGCAGCTTTATCAGCAGTGACTTTAGCATCTGGTAGTAGTGCTCCTAATCAATTTGTCGTGCTTACTAGTACTTATTATTTAGGTAGCGTTTTGACACTTACTAACAGCCAGATGTTTAAAGTGGTAGGTGGGGCTTCATTCTATCCGTATAGTACTTACACTGGAGATTGTATTGTTTACCAATATAATAGTAATAACACTTTAACGGATATACCTACAATAGTTGGATTTACTACAGGTGCAGGATTAACACTTCTTGGTTGTAAAGTACTTAAAGCCACAGGCTTTATGATTAAGAGCTGTAAATATGGCATTAAGATAAAAGCAGGAGCCAGCGGACAAGAAGTTTTAGATAACTACGTTAATGTACATTTTATACCAGACTGCCAATACGGCGTGTTTTTCACAGACGATGGTTCAAGTGCTACAATTCAAGGTAATGAAATTTATTCTAATTTTTATACTAATGATAACATTCACACTAATCCTTGGGTTACTGATACTATTAGCAAAACTGTAGATAATGCAGTTATTGGTTTATGGTCTGTAATTACAAATTTAGGTACTACTTCGCAAACAAATTGGAATATTTTAGCTCATACTACAGGAATAACTTATAGTGTAGGTAGTTCATTTTTAGCTGCTGTAGCTGTATCCACTAGTGGCTCAACTGGTACTGTTACACAATATTATGCTACAAATATAGCAGCGTGTTATTGGGATAATCTGAATGTTTATAACTGGAATGGTAACACAGTACAGATAAAGGCTATTGATATTAATGGAGCTACAAACTCTTACGGCTTTTACAACGCATCTAACTTTTCTACTTACGGCGGATATTCTTTCTTAAACGGATGGCAATTAGGTTGTCCATTGTGGTTTGGTGGAATCAACAGTCATAATTTAAGTTCTGCTTATTACATGGCTGGTTACTTTTTGGATTCAGAGTTTAGATATGCCATTCAAACTCCGTCATCTAATGCGCCTTACAATTTAATAAACATTCAAGGTAGCAGTAATCGATTTATCTTTGCACGAGGTGGTGGAAACTGGAACTACAATACAACGAATGGTTTGCCGCAGACTTATTATCAGGCTCAAGACACGGCTAATAGTAGAAGTAGTTTCGCTACGGCAAGTGTGGCTTACTGCGCTCCTTTCACAAATAGGATTTATTGTACGTATACCATATCGTCCACAATAGCTCCTAGCGCGGAACTTACATTGTATGTATATACGCCAATCACGGATGCTTACATACAATCTTCTATCTTTGGAGCTAGTAACAACTTTACAGTACAACCATTAGCTAATAACGGCTTATTACCAGAAGTTGTTTACGATAATAGTTTAACAAACGCTAATGAAGTTGTTGTTAAATTCCGTAATGTATCTGGTGCTAACATATCATCTGGTACGTTCAATTTCATGGTAACAGTTGGATTATGAGCCCATACGAAAAGATAGCACAAAAGTATTTTGATAATCCACAAGAAGCTCGTTTTGGGGATTATGTAGAATGGTTCTTAAGAAATGGATATGTCTTTAGTACCCCTGAATACTTTGTAATGGGCAAAAATTGCCGTAGACTGGCACCCGTAGAACAGATATGCGACTGTGAGCACGTGTTTGATGAGAAGGAAAGTGACTGCTGGTACGTCTTTGCTATGGCTGGAGACATCCAACAAGCGGTACAATCTATGCCTTATAAGCTTCCTTGGATAGCTTTTGAACGACTTATTGACAATAAACGAGACCTTAGGTTCTATGAAACCGCAGATTTGAAACGATTAACCGATTAACTACTAATTTTATGGGCGGAGGATCACCAGCACAAGCAATACAAGCGGCACCTACACCGGTGACAGCTCCACCTGTAACCACATCTTCAGCAGAGGTTATACAGGCACAACAAGACTATGCTCAGCAAAACATGATGAAGAAGTCTATTAAGAAGACCGTAATGGCCGGAGATACAGGTGGTTACAAGGGTATGCCACCTACAGGACCTTCACCAACCGCAGCTAAGCTAGGATAACATATGGCCGATTTACTAGCTAACGAACAGCTAAACAAGTACGAGTCAGCACGCTCTAAGCGTTCTTCCGTATTTGATTCAGACTGGCAGACAATCTCTCAATACTTTTTACCTCAAGAGTCTGACATCAATGTTACCAAAACAGAAGGTATCACTGGCTGGACAGACCGCATTTTTGATACAACAGCTATCCAAGCAGCACAGACTATGGCTGCTGGTCAGCGTAACTGGCTAACCCCTAGTAGTGAACCGTGGGCTCAATTTGAACCACCAGAGTCCACTAGGACAGGTGGGGATGATGCTGCTATATGGTTAGGCAAAGCTTCTGATATTACGATGCAGGAATTGGCTAGATCCAACTTCTATTCCGTAATGAACATTGGCTATCTACACGTAGGTATCTTTGGTACAGATTGTATCTTTTGTGAAGAAGGTAAGAAAGAAGCTCTTAATTTTCGTAACACTAAGATTGGTACATACACCATAGACGAGAACGATGAAGGCATAGTAGACACAGTACGCCGTGAATTTAAGCTAACAGGTCGTCAGGCTGTACAGATGTTTGGTGAAGATAACCTACCTGATAAGATGAAGACTCAGGTTAAGGGCGGCAAAGGCATGGATAGATCATTTGATTTTGTTCATTGCGTATTTCCGCGTGAAGATAGTCAGAGACTACCAAATAGAGAGGACGGCTCTAATAAGCCTATAGCCTCGGTATATATTTCAAAAGACTTCAGAGAATGTGTCCGTATCTCCGGTTACGACGAAATGCCTTACCTAGTAAGTCGTTTTGCTAAATGGGGTACAGATAGTCCGTGGGGTTATAGCCCAGCTTACCTAGCTCTCCCTGATGTGCGTCAGGTTAACTATGTAACAGAATACTTAGACTCATTAGCTGAACTTCATGCTGTACCTCGCGTTATAGTTCCATCCAACCTTGAAGGAGATGTTGATCTAAGAGCCGGTGGTATAACAACTTGGGACAGTAATGATCCAAACGGTAAGCCTATGGAATGGGCATCTGTTGGTGATTACAAATTAGGTATGGAGATGATTAACACTAAGAAGGACATGATCAATGATGCCTTCTTTGTTAATATGTTCAAGATGCTTGCATCAGACCCTCTGCTAGATAAGCGTATGACCGCTTATGAAATCTCACAACGTCTCGCAGAAAAGCTCGAACAATTCACTCCCGTATTTGACCGCAGAGTCACGGAGTTCCTCAACCCATTACTTCGTAGAGTTTTTGGTATTCTGTACCGTGCAGGCAAGTTTGGTACTCCTCCCGATTCTCTTCTTATAGACGCAGGTGGTAACAAGCGTGGTCTTGCTCTACCTGAGATTACAATTACTAGCCGTATCAGTCTTGCATTAAAGGCTCTTCAGAATCGCGGCATAGAACAGACTTTCCAATTTTTACAGCAGCTAATAGCCGTTAAACCGGAAGTAGCTGACAACTTCGACATGGATAAGATAGTACGCGACTACAGCCGTAACGCTGGTATGTCTGCTGAACTCTTACGGGATATGAGGTCGATGATGGCTTTACGTCAACAACGCATGAAGTTACAGCAGCAACAACAAGCTCTTCAAGCCGCCGAACAACTTGGTAAGGCTGGTAAGGGATTAGGTGGTTCACCTGATTTCGTCCAAGATGCTGCTAAGAACGCAATGCAACAATAACCTAAATGATAAGTGAACAAGATAGTCTCGCCACGGCCAAAATTGAACAAGGACAAACTGCCAATGCTTTTGCGCAAATATTCGGATTGTCCGGTATGCGGAGTGAAGCTCAATCACGAGTCATCGCACATCTCGAAAAATGTGCAGGAGATGATGGAAATTCATTTAGATTTGGAGACGCTAAAGACGGTATTGCTCTCATTGCAGCAGGCATCCACAGAGATGGGGCCAAATCATTATTAAAGGTAATTTACAGGCAACTAGAACTTTCACAGAAAGTAAGGGAGCCTAAGCCACAACCCATAACCAAAAGGTAATCATGTCAGCAGCCACAACAGCCGCTCCGTTTGAATTAACGGATGATGGTAAAATCGTCAGAAACTATAAAGGTAAGCAAACCGTTCTTGGTCATTACGACGAAGAAACTAAGCATCTTGAATTTGAGAATAAAGAAACCTCTATCAAGTATCGTTCACAGATACAAACAGTGATTGGTGCAGACGGCGAAGGTACACATTCCTCAGGCCGTGTCATCCGCACTATGAGCGTTAAAGGCGAAAAGAAAGATGAACCTAAAGGTAACATTCCACCACGTCCAAAGATGGATCCAAATCTTGGTGATGCCACTCCAGTTTTTGTTGAGTGGTTATTTAAGTATTATCCAAAGGATGCTTATATTCGATATGGCGTTAAGTTGGATAGTAATGGAGAACCCATACGTACTGCCGTACGCCGCAAACTTATCGAGATTATTGATAACCGTAACTCCGATGATGATAACCTAGAAGAAATTAAGGTGGGTGCTAAGTCGTGGACAAAAGGTCCTATTACACAAGGTGCACGCATCATTAGCCAACCAGACGGCATGATAGCATCACGCGCTACTCACTTAACATTCCTAGCTGAAGAAGCCACTAACTACGCTCCCGGTGTAGAAGGAGACGAAGACTTATGAGCTCAAACTCCACAGACCGTTCAGAATTTATAGACAAAGCAGCCGTTGCAGCAATGGTAGCTTTCCGCGAGAAGTTCGATTTCTCGGAAGAAAAGAATTACAAAGACTGTGCATCTATGGCATTTCATCTAGCAGATGCTATGTATGCAGAACGTGAAGAGCGTTATCCAAAAGAAGTACCCGTAGTAAAACCTACAACTAAATAATCTATGATTCCCCATTCGCCACTGTTTGATTCTATAACAGGGGATGCAGCACCAGCAGGAAGTAGTGCTCCTGCTTTAGGCTTTGCTCCTACACCTGTAGAAGCAAATACACCTTCAGCTACACCCGCAGTACAAGCAAACCCATCAGCTGTTAAAGATCCTTTTTATAAGAGTTTCATTAACGCGGATGGTACATTAAATCATAAAGCCTTAGATAGTCTACCAGACCATCATTCTTCCTTAAAGGCTACGCTTTCACGGCAAAAGACGTTTGATGACGTACTCACCGTAATGGCTAACCAGCAAGGGCTCGTTGGTAAGAAAGCATTAGGGCCACTACCTGCTAACGCTACGCCTGAGATGGCAGCAGAACGCAAAACCTTACTAGACTCCATAAACGGAGTTCCAAAGGATCCTAAGGACTATGGTATCACCAAGCCAGACACATTGGCTAATGAGCTATGGAATGAGTCGTTAGCTAAAGGGGCGGCAGAAATTGCCCACAAGTATTCAGCATCTCCACAGATGTTAAAAGACCTTGTAGCCCTACAGACAACAGAGTTACAAAAACAGATTCTTGCCCAGCAAGATTACGAACGTAGCTTCTTTCAAAAGCAACAGGATGCCTTAACGCAAACCTTGAAGCTGGAGAACATTCCTATGACAAAGGCACAAGAGCTTGCCGAACGTGGTGCACAAAAGCTAGGAGTTGATTTACAAAACCCAGAAGTGCAAACCCTTATGAAGAACAGTTATGTCTTCTTAATGGCTATGCGTCATGCTTTAGCTACATCTGAAGATAAGTTCGTGTCTGGTGAATCACAGGGTGGCTTAGGAGGCGATCCGTCTGCATTAGCTAAAGATGCTACGTCTAACAAGGCTAACCCTTTATACGCTCCTTATTGGGATGCTCAACATCCACAGAACAAGATGGCTAAAGAAACTGTTAACCAATGGCGTAAGCTCGCCGCAGCAAAGGCAATCAAATGACCCTTATACAACCATTAGGAGATAAGATTATAGCTAAGCCAGTAGAGCCAACAAACAAACAGGGATCTTTAATTATACCTGCTAATTACGCTCAATCGTTACGTACTCATTTTAAAGCTGAAGTGTTAGCCTCTGGCCCTAAAGCCAAAGATATAGCACCTGTAGGTTCTTTCGTTCATGTATCAGAAACATGGGGAGAGAAATTTAATTATGAGGGTAATGCCTTAATAAGCGGACGGTTACGCGATGTTAACGGCGTGGTATTGACAGCATAATATACTTTTATAACTATAGCCTCGTCCCCCAACTTATAAAACATCATGGCAATTAACACAGCATTTTCACCGAACCCAGACCTCGTAGCACAGGTAACTGGTTCCGGTCAACCAGCACCCGGAGCAGGAACAACAGGTCTAGCTCCTACATACGCATCATCTATTGAGCTTGCACCAACACTGCAATACTCACGATTCGTAGCAATCAACACTACTTCAGGCGTAGGCAATGCTACTATTACAGCAGCATATGTCGCACAAGCTGGAGCACGTTTAGTTGTACAAATCAACAATGATGCAGGTGGCGCACGTACTATTACGTTCTCTACAGGCTTCCGTGTTACTGGTACAGTAGTAGGTACAGCTTCAAAAGCTATACTTGTTGGTTTCTGTTCAGACGGAACAACTTGGAACGAAGTAAGCCGTACATCATCAGCTTTAACTTGATCTAGTTAACATATCACTAAAGCACTTGACTTAACCGTCAGGTGCTTTTTTATGCCCTACAGACAGAGTAGAGGACAACCAGCGCAAGCTGACCCAGCGATCTGTCGAACAACTTTGTTCGATGACCGATCCTTATGGGACAACCGGGGAGCGAACGTACAACACACGTACGGCTCACACCGTATAAATTCAATTAATTCCTTACTCTCATGGCTGGTGCAATATTCTCACTACCTCCCCATTACGAGACGGCGTTCGATGATAACTGGCGCGAAATTATGGCGCAGCAAACCGATCACCGCCTTGCTGGGATGTACACATCCGACAACGTAAACGGCAATCAAAAGCGTTACGATCAAATTGGCGATCAATCTTACGCAATGCGTCAGATTACCGCTCGTGCTCAAAAGTCTGAACCTTCAGACATTCCAACATTCTTCCGTTGGGTTCGTCCTCGTCCATATGACAAGACGACATGGATTGACTACTTTGATCATATCCTTCTCGGTCAGCTACCTGACCCACAGTCTCCAACAGCTAAGCAACACGCTATCGCTGCTAACAGACAGAAGGACATCATTGCAATCAATGCTCTATTAGGTACTAACTACACAGGTGCACAAGGAACAACAGCTACAACGCTGCCTTCAACTCAAACTGTTGGTGTTACTTATGGATCAGGATCTGCAAACTCAGGTCTACAGCTCGCTAAATTAACTCAGGCTTCCTATATTATGGACAGCAATGACGTTAAAGAAGAGGGCCGTGTATTCGTATACTCTGCAAAAGAATTGAACAACTTAATCACAAATGTTGATCAAGTTAACTCGGTTCTTTACAACGATGTGCGCGCATTACGTGACGGAACAATCCGTGACTTCATGGGCTTCCATTTCGTACGTACCCAATTGGTTCCTTTCCAATCCGGTTCATCAACAATCCGTACCTGCGTTGCTTACCAAAAAGACTTCCTCTTAATGGGCATCGGCGAAGATGTACGTACTCACATCGACATTCTCCCTATGCAATCACACGCTATCCAAGTTCGCACTGCGCTCTTGATGGATGCGACTCGCTTAGAAGAAAAGGGTGTCGTCCAAGTCAATTGCGACGAATCAGTTTAACCCTTAACATAGGAGACAACTAACATGGCTATCTATTATACAGACGTAGCGTCTAATCAAATTCAGGGTGTCAACTTTCCGGGCCAATCTGGTCTTGGAATGATGACTCCACAACCGGGTGTTCAGAACAACCCTATTCTCGAAGGTCCTAGCAAAATTACCGCAACATATACATGGACCGGTAACGAAGCTCAATACGACCTTATCAACATTGCTATCATACCTTCTGGTGCAATGATCGATCCTAACGGACGTGTTTCCAGTGGCACAACAGCTCCTGCGACAACATTAACATTAGCTATCGGTGATAACGATCAAGGCTTGGCAACTAACCTGCCAATCCCAAATCCACAAACAGCACCTAATTCACTAACTGTTATCCAAGCTCCAACTTGGGTTTCTGGTACTGTTTACGCAGTTGGTCAGATTGTATTGGACGCAGCTTCAAGTCCTGCGAACCAAACATACACCTGTATCAAAGCTACAACTAGCTCACAGACGACAGCTCCTCACTCGGATACAACATACTGGATCGCAAATTCAGTACGCTATTCGACAGCTATCAACTGTGCTGCTGCAAGCGGTAACATATCTACAGCAACTGGTACAGCGTTATACGCTCCATACCTCGTGTCTGAAGATTGCTGGTTACAAGCACTAGTTGCTACTATCGGATCGCCTGTCGCTGGCACAACCAGCGTATTCCGTTTCGAGATCATTGATAACAACTAATTGGGTTAGTGGTTTGACGTAATTAAAACCTGCCCCATAGTTGCGTTGTGGCGACGTAGCTATGGGGTTTTTTACTTTCTATGTTTTCAACTTTATCACCGACAGATATTGCAAATTCAGCCCTATCAAAAATAGGTGCTCAATCTATTCAGTCATTAACTGACCTCAGTAATGCCTCGGCGATAGCTTGTAACAATAACTTCCAGCTCTCGTTTGAGACCGTAGCTCGCGCAACACGCTGGAACTGTTTAATGACTACGGCTGTTTTAACGGAGGTTCCGCAAACCCCGTTACCAACACAAGGAGGTACACCAGTATCAATACCATGGGCACCTTATACTTATTACGCGGCAAACGTATACCTATCTTATGGTAACGCTATTTATACCACTGAGTACGCATACACGTCCTCGGGCAATTTTACTAATGACCTCACTACAGGTGCTCTTGTACAAGCGGACTATCCGGACTACAACGCATTTGGCGGCTATACCAATGCAGCTTCTTATCCGTCTGGTTGGCCTTATGCTTTTGCTCTCCCTAGCGATTTCATTCTACTGGATACAGTGAACGCTAACACATCAGAAGACGCAGACTACGGTAACGCAGGAAGCGATGAATACGAGATTATGGGACAGTTAGTGTACACAAACACTCAACAGACTTCTATTAAGTACGTATCTAATAATCAGGACACGACACGTTGGGATCCGCTTTTCGTAGATTGCGTAACATACAAGCTGGCTTCTATGGTTGCTACAGCTTTACGCCAAGACGGCGGACAGACAGAAGGAGCTATGCTCTCCATTTACAAACAGGTACTAGGACAAGCTATAACTAAGAACGCTGGAGAGAAGATGCCAAACAGATTCAATCCAATCAATTCCTCAAGATTTGTAGCCTCACGTTGGTATTTCTCAAATGGGTAAAACAATAGATAGCCAAGTCAGCTTCTCGTCTGGCGAGTTTAGCCCTAGGCTAGATGCACGTATAGATCAAGAGAAGTATCGTTCAGCAGGACGGCACATACAAAACATGATCCCTCTTAAACAGGGACCATTAACACGTCGTGCTGGTACACAATATATAAGTGCTGCTAAAACAGGTAATACTCTTACACAGGAATATTCGGTAAGGCTTATTAAGTTTATCTATGATCCTAATACGACATTCATGTTAGAGGTAGGACATAAGTATATACGTTTCTATTCTAATGGTTTACAGGTAAACATCAGTTCAGCTCCTGCATATGCTACATCTACTAATTATCCAGCAGGACAATTTGTTTCGTATGACGGAAAGTTTTATTATAACACTGTAGCCGGAAATAGCGGTACAGGCACACCAGTAACAGATTATCCACGTTGGATACAACAAAGCATTTTAGAAGTACCTACCCCTTATAACGCGGAATACGCTGCTGGTGGTAACAACTGGAGTAGTGATATATGGCAGATACAAGTGTGTCAGATTAATGACGTAGTGTATTTTACACACCCAGATTTTCCTGTTTATAAGCTTACACGTATTACTGATACCAATTGGACATTCGATAAGGTTCAATTCCTTACGCCTGCATTACTAGACCAAAACGCAAGCAATACTACATTAAGTTGTGATACAAATATTGGTACAGTAAATATCACTGCTGCTGCTCCTGCTTGGGTTACAAGTAATTATTACACTGTTGGTAATTCCGTAGAAGTTAGTTCTGTAATTTATAATTGCGTAGTTAGTCACCAATCTAGTGGTTTTGCTTCTGATTTAGCTATTGGTTATTGGGTAGCAGTGAATATATTTGATGCTAAACATGTTGGTAGTTATTGGCAGATAGCTTCATTAAGAAATTCAGCTTCAATTGAAGTGGATGCAAGTTCTCCCACTTCTGCTTTTGCTACAGGTTATTCAGATAATATACAGTCTTTAGGAAGCTGGGAAGTACATACATACGGGATATGGTACGCTACATTTGCTATAGAGCGTTCTCTTGATGGCGGGGTAACATGGGATGCAGTGAGGACTATTACAGGTAAGGGAGATCGTAACGTAGATATTACAGGTGTAGCAGAGGTTACAGGACTCTACCGTATCAACGTCATATCTTCATCAGCACCTACAACGGCTGGTGCTTCAGCTCCACGAATAGTATTTGAATGTGTAGATGCCTATCTTTACGGACTAGTACAAATTACTGCTGTAACAGATGCCTATCACGCTTCTGCACAAGTGATACAAGAGCTTTATGACAATGCTCCGTTAGCTACTACGTGGGATGTTACAGTTAATTATGTAGCTGGAAATACAGTTTCTTATGGCACCACGAATTATACCTGCACGCTCTCAATCACGGGTGGCCTTGCGCCTCCGCTCAACACCGGTAACTGGACTCCTAACGGTCCGACCACAGAGTTCTGGTCAGAAGGTGCTTGGTCGGATTATAGGGGATACCCGCAAGCAGTTGCCTCTTATCAACAGAGGGTTGTATACGCCTCAACAGCCTATGAGCCTCAGCGAATATGGGGTACAGTCACCAACGACATCGAAAACTTTGCTTTAGGCGATCAGACCCTAGCTACAGATGCTTTTGCTTTTGATCTTAATGCTCCTAGTCGTGGGTCTATAGTTTGGTTATGTGCACAGAATAATTTAATAGCAGGCTTTGCTGGAGCTGAATGGGTAATTTCAGGTAGCGGTGCAACTACAGGTGGCAGCATAGGTGGTACTATATCTCCAACATCTATACAGGCTGTAGAACATTCTACGTATGGTTCTATCTTTGGCGTTAATCCCCTAGTAGTGGGAGACGGTATAATATTCACTCAAAGGCAGGCTAATCAAATTAGGCAGATGATGTTCTCGGTATATACAGAGAAGTACATGAGCCAGAGTTTAACCAGTTATTCGGGACATCTATTTAATTCTGGAATAGTACAATTAGACTATCAACAGCAATGGCATGGTCAGCCTGAATTATGGACTATAACACAACAGGGTCAGCTATGCGGAATGACGTACGAGATGGATCAAAACATCTTTGGATGGCATAGACACATTACAGGACAAAACTTAAACAACCCTGATAGTGCTCATCCTGATATAGGATTTGAATCAGTGGCTACACTTTACGGTACAGGCAATTCAGATGACGAGGTGTGGGTAGTTGCTAACAGGTATGCTTCATTCCCTCAATGGGTGTCTACTACACGTTACTATAGCCAAAGAGATGTTTATGCGTTTAACACAACTGTTAGCTATAACGGCGACCATTATCTGTGTATATCTCCTAGCCCTGATTACTCTGTACTATCGGCTACTACCCCAAACTTGGATACAACTAATTGGCAGAAAGTAGATCCTTATGCTTATGGCCAAAGATTCATAGAACGCTTTAATCCTACCAATTGGGAACAAACCTATTTTAACGCACCTACAGGTACTCAAGCTATAGTTGCTAATGCTTTCTATGTTGATTCTGGTACAACGGTGAACAACCCGGGATCCGGTACAATAACAGGACTTGATCATTTAGCTGGTAGATGGGTGATAGGACTATCAGATGGATATGCCTTTGGACCATTACAGGTAGGTTTAGGCCTTTCTGGTGGGCAAGCTTACGGCACCATTACCATACCTAGCGTACCTTCTGGTGGCCCTAGCGTCGTACAGGTAGGACTGCCAATCACTTATGAGCTACAAGCAATGAGGTATGATGCCGATCAACGCCAAGGCAATACACAAGGTCTTATTAAGCAAATTAGCGATGTATGGATTAGGGTGTATAACTCTTTAGGTGGAATGATAGCCAATAGCTATTCTGGTGCTGGACTACCTCAACCTGTACCTATACCTTATAATACAACGGCTAACCCATTTGCTACGCCGCAACAGAATCTCATAACAACCCCTACGGATATACGTATTACCCCGCAGCTCAATTTGTCTCCAGATACGGATCCAACCATCATTGTAACAGGTAGCGACGCATTACCGTTGACCGTTATAGCCCTAATAATTAAGTACGATGTGATAGCCACTCCATGACCATTAGAGCCTACAACAACGATTTAGACTATCCCATGATAAGATCATGGTGGCAGGTGCATGGTAGCCCTGTTATGCCTCCAGCAGTGTTCCTGCCTTCTACAGGCTTTATAGCTGAAAACGAAGACGGTCCTATAGCTGCTAGCTTCCTTTATTGCGTAATAGGTGGCATTTCAATTATAGAGTTCACAACAACCAATCCTGTATGTAAGCTTAGCAAGGATTTGGTAAAGGCCGTAAAAGCCTTATATACCCATTTAGAAGAGCTAGCGTTTAAGAATGGTGCTCCTTGTGTCCTTTCATTTGTTAAACCCAATAGTGGTGAAGCCCGTATCATGGCCAAAAGCGGCTATCAAGACCTTCAGGGCGATGCACACACTACCTACGGAAAGAGTAACCCATGCCTGTAGTACCATTTTTACCAGCCATCTTTGCGGCAGGATCAGCCGTAGCTACTGGCATTAGTGCTGTAAGACAAAATAAGGCTGACAGGAAGGCTGCTGACGGAGCAATGGCTACAGCCGATCATAACGCTAATGT